TGGTCGAGAACTTCGAACACGCGATCGAAACCAACAGTTGATGGAGCTAAACGATTTACATCGAATGAGTTCCAAATCTTAGCGACATCTGGGTGTAAATTTAAATGTGTCATAATTGACTCCTTTTAAAGCAAGTTAATAATATGTAAGCCTCTTTTGAGCACTTACAGATATTATATATTAAACTTTTGTAAAGGTCAATCTATTTTTTTAGTATATGAAACAACGGCTTCCAATAAATTTGTAATTCTATAGAGTTCTTTATCAGTACCACTTAGAATAGATGGGACTATTGCTTGTAATTGTGCAGCAGCTTGTTCTGCTGTAATTTGTTTGTTTCGAGCCTGTTCTATTACAACTTTGAAGAAAGGATAAAACTTTTTCAAATAACTATCTTTCTCAATGTCTATCAAAAGATAGTCGAGCCATGGGAGCCGTACAGCCATAAAATATTAAACTTCTTTTTTCTTCTTACCAATATTGTACTTGGCAACCAACTGCCATTCGTTCTTATCTTTGTAAGCGATAATTTTAATTTGAGAAAGAGGAGCTTTTTTATCTTTAATAGAATCTGGATTTACAACTTTAATTAAACCCCATTCTTCTAATAAATTGATAATTGAATTTCTTCTTTCAATATCATTATCACTAATGCTAGATGGTTTACCGTCTAGTGCAAATAGTTCTTTAAAGTGTACAATGTAATATTTGCCTTGCTTATGTAGAATGTGGCAAGACTGGTAAAGAACGTTTTCTTTCTTTGCTGCAACGCCGATACGTGTTAATGTTTCTCTAATTTTTAGAAAATCATCTTTTTCCGCAAGAGAAACTTCAATTAAATTTTCAACGCTCATGTCAATCACCTATAAATGTTTTTTTTCTTATTATTTCAATTTGTTCTTCAGTCAGTAACTTTAGAGCTTCTCTTGCATGTTTAGTAGAATAGCCAAAAAATAACTTAACTGCTTCCAAATCATCAATCTTAGAAGATTTATACCATTGTGTATATGGTCGTTTCATACTTCTAACACTATTTATAAGATAATCATATTGAGCTTTTTTATGTAAATGATACGACATGTTCATATTATTTGACTGCATAATAGTGTCAAAATGATGAGACAAAGCCTTATTTACCATATAAGGTTGATAGTCTTTGGCTGTCGGATCATCCTCATAAACTGGCTTCTTGGTCTGCAGAATACTGGGGATTATTTCTTTAAATAAGTCTGGCATTGACTTCACACTCAATCATTATGTTTTTCATATCAAACTCCATAATTTATTAAAGGAATGATAAAATCTAATCCAAAACAGACGTCTCTATCATTAACTCAGTTAAAAATGCCAAAAGATTAATTTCATGGTCAGCGCAGAATGCTGCCTGATATTGGTATTTTGACAATAATAAAACAGCTTGAGGAATTGAATCGGATTTTAATACATCATAAAGGTTGTCATAGATGTCACGATAAATTAAATTAATATCATTATCCGAGTTATTAGCAACCCACTTACGGACTTCAGTGAAGTTCTTTTGTTTAATAAAGGGAATGAGTTCTTTAATTTTAAAGTTTTTATCTACTGATAAAATACCGACATCAATCTTGCCGAAAGAAGAATAACGTTGAAGTTCGTTCAGCACTCGACGATAATCAGGAAAATACTTCATGATTATTTCAGCAAGAACCTTTGGATCTGATTCAACGCCTTCATTCTTTAGAACAAAGTCAATCCGTTTCATAAAGGCAGAAGCCATCTTTGCCTTTTCGCCGTTTTGTAATTTAAAGTCAATTACAGTACAACGACTATGCAGCGGATCAATAAGTCTATTCTTATAATTACAAGTAAAGATAAATGAACAGTTACCAGAAAACTCTTCAATAACTCCACGGAAAGCTGGCTGAGTTGAATTAGGATTTAAATAATCAGCCTCATCGATAATAATAACCTTGCGTCCACCAGTTAAGGAAACTGCTGAGGCAAACCCTTTAATTTTCATACGAAGAACGTCGATACCTGATTCATCTGATCCGTTGATCATAATATAATCAGCGCCGACTTCCTCACACATTGCTCGTGCAACGGTAGTCTTACCAACACCTGCAGTGCCAGCAAGAATCATATTAGGGATTTCTTTTTTGTTTACATATTCCTGAAAAGGTTTCTTTAGACGTTCAGGAAGGACACAATCATCAATTGTCTTTGGTCTGTATTTTTCTACCCAAAGGATATTCACATCATCTATCATAATAACTCCACTTCAATTTGTTTTGCTTCTTCAATTTTAAAAGCAAACGTATCATTATTTACACGAAAGGCGATCGGACCACCAAATGGGGCTTTTGCTATTACTCGAATCTCTTGACCACAAGAGCAACCAAAATCTCCGAATCTCACATTGTCACATTTGGTGATGATCGCATTTCTATTTACAGGTAATTGATCAAGCGTCATTTACGGTTGTTTTTCAAAGACAGTTTCGTATGCTTCCTCAAATTCCTCATGCTCAGCGCGAACTTCAGCAAGATTGCGTTTATGGTATGCCTTAGCTAACTTACGAGCAGTCTTAGGTGGAAGCTCATATTGATCTTTTAGATCGTTGAAGATTTCTTTTACTAAATCTTTCTCAGCAGAAACACGAGTGTAAGATGCACTGATCTCGTCAAACTTACCTTTGATTTCTTTCAATTGCGTTGGGGAATAACTCTGAATCATGTAATCACCTCATATTTACCAAAATATTTCACTAAATCAGAATCTAAATCCTTACGATCCATCGGTTGCATAATAACTCGATGCTCGGGGATTCTTTCTCTGTCTCTTTCATACGGATCTTGCCCTTTAAAGATCCGTTGCTTAATGCTATCTACATTCTTCCATTGGTCGTTATTTAACTCTTGATGAGCAAAACTATCAATCTTATATTGTATAGCCTCAGGAGAACCCCAATAACTTAAATGCCAGCCGCCATCTTCAATATGAACACCATTGGTTCTGTTATTACGAAACCATTGTGGCGTTTTTTCTTTTAAAACTGGAACAGTTGTAATAATGCTACCGCTCCATGGTTTTAATGTTCTTTGTTTTAAATTATAGAAGAACATCTGCTGTCTAAATGTAAACCAATCAGAAGCAGTAGAACTTATTGCAACATTAATCATATTTCTATTAGGAATCTCATCAATATCGCTAACCATAACATGACCAGCGTTTATATCTTTAAGACCCTCTAGAATATAATTACGTTGTGCGTTTTCCTGTATCCAAGCATCGGGTGTAGAATCTTGATTATTTTCCCAAACAAGATAAGTAATCTTGTCCATGTACTTTGAGTATCTAGACTCATTCTCTTTAAAGTTAAGTGGTTTTAATTTACAAGAATGAGTTCTATTTGATTCTACAATAACGAAACGATCTACTACATTATAAAGGTATTCAAGTCTACCTTCTAGTAGATCAATTTCGTTAAAAAATGTAAAACAATCAATAATCACTTTATTTACCAAATGTTGATGAGTTTTGTTCCAATGAAATCCAATAATTCAACTTAGAAGATTTGCTTGAAAACTTACCCACTCCGACAGAAGAAAGTTCAACATCATAATCTCCTGGAAGAACTTTTAAGTTTTCAATTTTAAAAGTAGCTTGGAATTTTACACTAGAAGTTCCATCGACTTTGATGTTAGCGTCATCGACGATTTCACCCTTAACATCCATTGCCCAAATATTAATATCGCTATCGTCACCTTCGCTCTTAACAACGATGTTTGGGCATTTTAGAATTGACGCAACGCTGAAAATCCAATTTAAAGTGTTATTAGACAAATTAAATTTAACATCATAATTGGGGATATTAAGATTCTTATTTGGTGGGGTGAAGATTAAATTTGAGGCTGTATAGCGAAGACGAATCTTACCCAAAGAACTAAAAGAAAGATATTCTTTTTCAAGAGTTACTTCTGGATTATTTTTATTAAGACTAAAAATGCTCAGCAATCTATTGAGATCATAGATGCCAAATTCATTAGGAAAAGTTTCTTCAACCGTAGCTTCAGCCAAGATAGTCTTGTTGGTTGAAATAGTTCTTAAGGTATTTCCTGGTTTTACAACGATACCTTGATTGATCGAAGCAAAATTCTTAAGAACGTTTAAAGTATTCTCACTCAATTTCATAAATTATCTCCATAAACAAAACAAACATTATTATACGTTAAATCAATCATTATGTCAAATATTTTTCGATAGCTTCCTCTAATTTTTCAAGCGTGTCATTATTTTCAATAGTAGCATCAATCTGCTGACCAACCCAAGCCCATTCACTGTTATGTACTTCTGGGTATTTTTGTTCCATCAGTTCACCATTATCTTCTAATACCCATTGTTCTTCTGCGGTAGAAGTGTTTTGCTTGTAGGCTGTCTCATACCAATATGGTTCATCGCCACGCTTTACTCTAAAGATTTTACCACCGTTAGCTCTAATCGCTGCGATCTCATTGGGAAAACGAACATCTGAAATAACATAATTTTTAGAAGGATCAATGCGACGATACAAAGATTTAATCCATAAGTCTGGATGAAATACATCTCGACCTGCTTCAGTTCCCATAAGCTGTAATGCTAAACGTGGAGTAATTTCTCTATTAAGTTCAGTCGACCACCAAATGTCAGCGTTTTCTCTCCATACTCGAGATTCAGGAGTATCTCCCTCTAACATATTGCGATCCCAACTAAAGATAACTGATACAGCATCTTTAACGCTATTCGCAAAACTTTCTTTATTATAATTATATTTCTTAACTAAAATATCAGCAGCAGCATTCTTACCGCTACCAATTGTACCAACAAATCCTACAATCATATAACACCTCAATAATCAGTCCACCAATCAGTTTTAAAATATTTTCTTTCTTTCCATAATCTAATTTCTTCATCAATAATCTTTTTTGATGAAGTAAGACTAGATAACGTCACACTACATGGGCTATGGTAATTGCAATTTATTATTCTATAATTTGTTTTAGTTTGTTTACGGTATACATACTCATCGCCGAACCATATTCTAAATTCTTCAGGTATCTCTATCCAATTATTTTTATGGATAAAGAAAAGAGAACCAAGCCCGAACGGATTAATTCCTTTACCTTCAACTATGTTAATTGAACCATCAGTAACTGGAGGTTGACCAAATTCTTGATGACCTTGACATATACCGATAACGCCCATATCTTCAGTAAGAAACTCATCTGCTTTTGTAAAGGCATTTAAATCCACAATAACATCGTCACTTAGAAAACAAAGTTTATCAAATTTACTTAATGTGACTCCTAAATTCCATGCTGGATTAACATAGATATTTTTAGGAACATTAACTATAGTGATTTTTGGGTCTTCTAAAGCAACATGATTGGGCGTTGCCTGAATGTTATTGTTTATTAAAATAATTTCCCCGACAACTGGTAGCTTAACAACTTCTGAGAGAAAATCGCAGAAGGGATCATACTTCCACATTGTCGGGGTAATTATAGAGAGCATATTGCGTTAGAGAGTTCCAACGTAATTGGCTACAGCAGACATATCACCGTGGAACGCATAAGTTCCTACGTGGTGAGTTTTCATCCATGGGCATAACCAAATTTCACCGCCCATATTACGATATAATTGACAGAACATATAGTCCTCAGACAAGTAACGATCTGATCCTCCAACTTCAACAACATCTCCAGCTTTCATAGTGCCGTAGTCTTGTTGAATAGTAATTGATCGTTTGGTGTCGATAACTGTATCAAAGAACGCATGAATGTAACGAGTACCGTCAAAGTTTGCTTGACCAACATGGTCTGGCTTATAGTGGAACTCTGGGTATTGTTTCTGGAAACGATCAAACACTTCACGCTTGACCATCATAAAGCCAGTGCCAATTTCCATAACCTGTAATGGCTCTCCAACATTGAATTGTCCAGTTCCAGCAACAGCATTGAACACATAGTCACCAGCACACTTTTCAAGTTCAGCTGGAGTTAATTCTGGGACTTGAGGATTGGTTTTTCTCATTTCATCATTGCGCTTCATCGCTTGCATGATGGCTGGCCATTTAATAGACTTCTTAGGATATGGTCCGCCGATTACATCTTTTTCTAATGCAAGCATAGCGATAACATCACGAGGATCGTAATGAATATCTGAGTCGATAAAAAGAAGATGGGTAAACTCGGAACGTAAAAACTCATCTACAAGATAGTTACGAGCACGAGTAATTAATGATTCATTAAAGATAAAAGAAAAACGTACTTCAATGCCATACTGCATACAAAGACCTTGGAGGTCTAAACACGCTTTAGCGTACATACCTAAACAATTGCCACCATACATTGGTGTAGCGACAAATAATTTATTTTTTCTAAGTTTCTCTACTGAGATTTCTAATTTCATAAGCACTCCAAAAAGTTAATGATATATCCATAATGGATACGTTTATATAGTCAACCAAAAAGACTCTCAAGAGAAGATGAAGAAGCTTCTTCCGTTTTATTCTTTCTAGAATCTCTTAAACGAAGTTCAGCTCTATTCTTACTTTCTCTTATATACATCGTACATAAGTCAGGATAGGTATCCTGTAGAAACTTCGCATTCTTTAAAATACTTTCATATTTTCTAGCCTCAGTTCCTTGCATACCGCCTGGCTCAGTATAATATTTTGTTTTAATTGTAATATAATCTAATCTGACAACAGCACCATCTTTAACATAATGTTGTAATGTTCTTTGGTAGTCGTCTTTCTCATCAATGGTTACTGTCAAATCAGGATCATGTCTAATTACCATACCATGTAATGTACCAACGCAAAAATAAAGTCCGACTGAAACTTTATCTTTCATAAACATTGGATTATTAACGGCATAGACGCCAAACAAATTAGCGCCATTTTTTTCACATTCTTCAAAACCTTTCAGGATAACATCTTTTTCAAGATCCTTAACAGGCTCTACTTTCTTATCATTAATCTTGACTAAGACTTCTGAAACGTCATCATCAAAACTAACAACTCTAGTTCCAACTGGATAATAGCTTTGTATGAAACGGCGTTGGTTGCCAATACCAAGCACACCAACTACAATATTTTTAAAAGGAGTTGATGCTAATTCTTTTTCATAACTTTTCTTTTCATCTTCGTCAGCAACAAATATAGTAACAACCGAAGGATTGATGTTATATTTTGTCAATACATTAAGAGTTTTATTCTTTAAAGTATTTGCTCTACGATAACTTGGAATACAAATTTGATAATCCATAATATCTCCACTTAATCAAATAAATTAGCAATTGGGTTATCAACAATAACTGGTCTTTTATCGTTTTTACCCCAACGCAAATTAGCAGCGCCATTAGCTTCGGCATACT